TCAGACAGGGGGCATTATCAGCCACAGATGTATCAGTATTTTTTAAGGAAAATGATTTGATCAATATGTACACAGAAATGTACAGTAAAATTGGTTTACATTTTGCTTTATGGTACTACAAGAATGTCGATAAATTACTTAATAAGGCAAGCGATTTAGATAATTTAATGTCCATCTGGGCCAAATCATTTGCATTTGTAGGGCAACAAGTAGGGGCGCAAAGGGTTACATTGGTCAGTGGCACAGCTAAAAACACATTAATTTCTGTTACTCAAAAGCTAATGTCTGATCCTACATTCATGAATCAGGGTGAAAAGGTCAAAGCTAAAATGCTTAAAACGCAGTTTAATAAGTATTCTACCTACCAAGCAAAGAGATTAGTAAGGACAGAGGCCACAAATGCTGCTAACTCTGCCACCATTGCAAGTGCGCAAACCGTATTTGAAGGCAAAGATTTAATTAAAAGATGGCACACAATAATGGATGGTAGGGAAAGAGATAGCCATGGCGCAGTCAATGGAAAAGAAGAACCAAATACAGGCAAATTTACAGTACAAGGGCAATTTCTTAAATGGCCGGGGGATCCGGAAGGGGAAGCAAGTAATGTGATCAATTGCAGATGTGGTGTTAGTGTATTTCCAAAACCTAATGCCCAAACTACAGGGGAAAACATTACAGACATTGGATTTGGAGTTGCACAAGCACAGGTACAAAGCGCAATATCAGAGGCATTAATTACACCGGAGGTTGCCACAACAATTGCAGTGGAGGCACAACAAATTCAAGAAAATTATATAGCAAAAACAATTGATGAAGCTAAAGAAATCGCTATTAAAATATTTGAAAAAGGTGGAATAAATATTAAAGAAATTGAATTAAGTAAATCATTTGGTGTTAAAAAGATTAATAAATTAAACAGTCAATTAAATTCATTAATAAATGAATATGACACAAATAAGATTTATAATACTAATTATAAAGTTAGGTTAAAATATAAATCTGGGAAAAATTATTTAGGTAAAGTTACAACAGCAGATGGCAATCTTTATGAAGTTAATTTTGGTGATAAAACTAATTCAATATTATCAAGAACGAGAGTAAATAATGTAAATGAGATTGTTAAAAAAGGATTTAGCGTGGTAGATGAGGCTAATTTGGAAATTAGTACATTAACACATGAATTTGCTCATATTTTAGTTACTCGAGATACATTATATGTTGATGAATTAGCTCAAATAACAAAACAATTTTATTCAGATTTATCATTGATTAAAAAAAGATATGATGATGAAATAATAAATTATCTTGATTATGATAAAATTGATGATTTTAACAAAAATTATTTAGGAAAATATGCATCAGCAAATATTGATGAATTTATGGCCGAAGGGTTTACAGAATATAAATTATCATCTAAACCATCTAAATATGCAATTGAAATAGGTAAACTAATCGATAAATACTTTAAAAAATAATGGAAAATTATAATGATGATTTTATATGTTTTAAATGTAAACATTATAAATTAATATCTATAGGATGTGATGCGTTTCCTGATGGAATTCCAAATGAAATATTATTAACTAATAATCATGATGATCCATTAGCAAATCAGGACAATACTATAGTATTTGAAGAAGGTGAACCAAAGATGGAATAAAAATATTTACATCTGCATTTTGAATACAATAAAAAACTAATTTTGAGAAAAAGTAAAACGATATGATTTTCAAACAAACATCCATAGGATTAGAGGATATTGATGAATCAAACGGTATTGTTAAAGGCTATGGATCAGTGTTTAATAATATAGATTCAGACAATGACATTATTTTAGCCGGCGCATACACCAAAACATTAAACGAAAACGGATCCAGAGTGCGTTATTGCAATCAGCACCGTATTGATCAGCCATTAGGTAAGTTTACAGAATTGCGTGAGGATGGAAATGGTTTATATTTTGTCGCTGAAATACCTATGACAAGAATGGGCCAAGATATTTTGTTATTGATGAAAAATGGGGTGATTAATGAGAACTCTGTGGGTATTATGCCAATAGTAAAATCATTTAGACAGGATGGGGTGCGTGAATTGAAAGAAGTAAAGCTATATGAGATTTCATGCGTTACATTAGCAGCAAATCCATTAGCAATGATTACAGATGCAAAGGGAATGATTGATCAGGATCTGTTAGGAAAGCGATTTGATATTTTGGCTAAAATGATCAAAAAAGAAAATGTATCTGATGAGTTGGGATACGCAATTGAAGGTGAATTGATGAAATTGAAATCATTATTTATTGACATTACCACAGTGCCGGCACCAGATGCCACATTGCCGGTAGATAAAAGTGAGGACATTTCCGAAATATTTAATTATTTAAAAACAAGTATAAAAAAATAAAAACTATGTCAGAGGATATAAAAAAACAATTGGATGAATTAAATTCAGCCATTGACTCAAGAATTGAGAAAGCAGAAGGCCAAGCAGTTGCAAGCGCAACAGGAAAGGCCGATGAATTATTGAAAAATGAAATCAAGAATTTAGAAACTAAATTTACTGAAATTCATTCACGCATTGATGCGCAGGAAATTGCTGCTAAAAAGACAGCAAGTGGCGCTACAGTGAAATCATTTAAGCAAGGTTTGATCGAAGGGATCAGCAAAGGTGCTTTAGATGGTATGTTAAATGGAAATAGTCGTTCAGCTACCTTTGAAATCAAAGCAGGTGATATGACTGTAGCTAACAACTTTACAGGTGAGGTTATTCCTGCTCAATATGTTGCAGGTATCAAGTACGATCCAACAAGAGCAGTCCATGTGCGCCAATTATTGCCACAGGGATCTACTCAATCAGAGGTAGTACGTTTCGTGCGTGAATCAGCTTATGATAACGGTGCAGCGCCAATCGCACAAGGTGGATTATATCCAGAATCAGATTTTGATTTGACAGCAGAAGATGCAAACGTTCGTAAAATCGGTACTTATTTCCGTATTTCAGAGGAAATGTTAGCTGATACTGCTCAATTGACATCATATTTATCAGCGCGCGCGCCAGAGAAATTATTGACAGTTGAAGATACTCAATTGCTTTATGGTAATGGATCAGGTCAAAACATTGAGGGTATTAATTCAATTGCTACAGCATTTGCAGCAGGTTCATTCGCAGATACAATTACAGCTGCCAATCAATTTGATGTTTTAACAGTTGCAATCAATCAATTAGCTTTGGTTAATTACACAGCTGATTATATCATGCTTTCACCAACAGATTTTACTAAAATCTTATTATTGAAAGCTACAACTAATGAGTATTTGAAAGATCAAGTATATCAAGGTTTAACACCAAGTTTCTTGGGTGTGCCGGTTGTAGTGAATACAGCTGTAAATGCAGGAACTTATTTAGTTGGTAACTTTGCTTTAGGGACTCAAATGTGGGTGCGTGAGAATCTTGCATTAGAATTTTTCCGTGAAGATGGAATTAACGTTCGTGAAGGATTTGTAACTGTTCGTTTAACAGAAAGAATTGCATTAACTAACTATGCGCCATTAGCATTTGTTGGTGGTACATTCTCTACTGATATTGCTGCAATTGGTGTTTAGTCAATTGTAAAATCCAAATAGAATAATGGCACCTGCAAAACGGGTGCCATTTTCTTTTATATTTGTTCAAAAAATAAAACAATATGGGCAAAATAACAATGCTAAAAAATGTCAATGATGGTATAAACTATTATAAGGCATACGGTATTTTTGATGTTTCATCCGAGATTGAAAAATTGTTTATATCAAAAGGATGGGCCATTAAATCATCCAAGAAAGTAGAAGAAGTAATAGAAGAAATTATAGATCCGGTTATTGATGAACAATCTTTAGAGATAGCCGAAAACATCGATTAATATGGCACAAATTAAAATAATAAAAACTGTTTGTAATGGTAAAACCATGCACATTGCAGGTGAATCATATTATTTACCAAAGGATCTTGAAAAATATTATTTAGAAAAGAAAATTGGTGTAATGGTGGAGGCAGAAACAAAAGAAATCAAAGTGGCCGAAGTAGAAACCAAAGAAGAAAAAATAGTTTACGAAACAAAAGCTATAAGCAAAAAGAAAAATGCGCCAAATAAAAATAAATAGCACAACAGGATCAGAAATTATTACTGTTAATGATGTTAAAAATTTTGTAAGAATTGATACATCAGCAGATGATGCGCTGATTGGTACTATGATCACAGCTGCAAGAATAGCAGCCGAAAACTTTATGTCCAGAGATATAGTCGCAAAGACAAGAACATATTATTTACCATCAGTACGTTTTGATTTGTTAATTGATGTGCCATTTGGCCCAATAGCATCAATCCAAAGTGTTACAGGCACAGTAGATAATACAGCTTTACAATACACCGTATTTGGTTTAGATGATAAGATTATAGAATTAATTGGCGATGCAGTTAATATTAAGATTAATTACACTACAGCCGGCATGAATGATGGCCTATTAAAGCAGGCATTGTTAATGATGGTAAGTACTTATTATGATAATAGAACTGATTACGTTACAGGAACCATTGTGCAGGATGTACCATCATCGGCACAAAGTATTTTAAATGGGTATAAAGCAATGTTTGTATAATGGCATTAACATCAGGTGATCTAAAGCAAAGAATTATAGTAAGCAGATTGACAAAAACTGCTGATGGTTATGGTGGGTGGACATCTACCACAGCTGTGATTGGAACATATTGGTGTAGAGTTTTGGAAACATCTGGGGATATTTCAGCAAAGAATGGAATTAGATCCCTTGAAACACAAATTGAAATCATGATTAGAAGGCCAACAGCTGATCTAATTCAGAATCAGGATATATTACAGGTTGAAGGAAATGCCTCCACATACAGGATTAATTCTGGATACCAAACCATTGAAAATTTTTGGGTTAAAATAACAGCTACCAAGATTGAAGGGTAATGGCAAAAAAGGATGGCATAACAATTAATGAAGGGGATTTAAATTCATTAAAGAAAAAGATCCAACAGTTAGGCCAATTGGCAGCACAGGAATTATCAAATGAGTTGGCCTATACAGCTGCATTTGCAGTACAGGGAATGAAAGTAGATGTAAAAAAAGATACAGGCAATTTGATGCAAAGTATCTTTTTTGAAAGGGTAGGAAAAAATAGAGTGAGTATATTTGCCAAGGCACCTTATGCGCCATACGTTGAATTTGGTACAGGTAGAAAGGTAGATTTAAGCCATTTAAAGGCATTGGGGTTTAATGATAGTTACGCAGCGCAGTTTAAAGGCAAAGGTGTTAAAGATGTTGTTTTGCCTGCAAGGCCATTTTTCTTTACAAATGTTAAAAAGGAATTAAATAAATTAGAAATTAGGTTAGATAATAAAATTAAACAATTGACTAAATAATGTTAGAGGCAATCCAATTTATTCGCAAGGCGATCATCACCAGATTAACCGGAACCATTACATTAAATGCTACGGTTTTACCTGTTTATAATAGGGTGCCAAGCACATCAGTTTACCCATACATTTACGTTTATTCAGTCAGTACAAATGAAGCTGATTTTAACAGATCAAGTTATATTACTGAAACCCTAACAAGAATTGAAGTAGTAACAAGATTTAGTGGCGATTCGGGTGGAGAACTACAAGCCAATCAAGCAATTTCACAAATTTTACAATTAATTAGAACAAGATCAGCAGGTTATTTTGATTTGTCAGCTGATGGGTTTTCTGTATTTACCTGCGTAAATGAAGGAACTACCTATTTGACTGATGAGGATTCAGATTATACCTATTTTCGTGGCATCGTAGAAATATCAAATAAAATTCAACAATTATAACAATGGAATTAAGGGAAACATTAATAGGCATTATCACATCAGCAGGATCAGCATTTATAGGATGGATCGTTGGTAGAAGAAAAGAAAATGCCGATATAAGTACAATACAATTAGAAAATTCCCAGAAAGTTATTGATATGTTTACTGCCATGAATGAAAAATTGGAAGCGAAAGTGGATCAATTAAGCAAAAAGGTGGATGAATTAACCATAGAAATTGAAGGTTTAAGGGTAGAAAACCACAATTTAAAGATAGGAAAAGCGCCAAAGGTTATTAAAACAAAACCAATAAAGTGAAAATAATATCCTGCAATCAGTTAGGAATAGATTTAATTAAGAAATTTGAAGGGTTTAAAGCAAAACCATACAAATGTCCTGCCGGAGTTAATACAATTGGGTATGGATCTACATTTTATCCAGATGGTAGCAAAGTAAAATTAACAGATCCTGCAATCACAGAGGAAAAAGCCACAGAATTATTGATGGATTTATTAAAACCATTTCAAAGATCAGTAGATTCATTCTGTAGGGATGATATAAACAGCAATCAATTTAGTGCATTATGTTCATTTTGCTATAATGTGGGGCCAAACAATTTAAAAGGATCTACGTTATTAAAGAAAGTCAATAAGGATCCTAATGATCTAACAATCAGAGATGAATTTTTAAAATGGAATAAATCAGGTGGAAAAACATTAACCGGATTAACCATTAGAAGAATGGCCGAAGCTAAACTATATTTTCAATCATGAAATATTTAGGATTTTTACTAATCATTTTTAGTTTTTCGTGTAGATCAGTAAAGCAATCACCTGTAATCACTGATCAAAAAGATTCAGTGGTGATCACTAAAATAATCACAGAATATAAAGAATTAAAAGATACGATATTGATTATAAATCCATGCGATTCTAATGGCATTTTAAAGCCATTTAGAGAAAGGATAAAAGGTCAGCAAGGTGAAGTGATCATAAGTGGAGAAAAGAACAAGCTAAAGGCAACTATTAATTACTATCCTTATTTAAATAGCAATGAATATAGAATCGAATATAGATACATAACAAAGACTATTTACAGGGAATCAGAAACCAAAAAAATAGGATGGTTCCAGACATTAATAAATCAGATATTAATTATCCTCATATTGTTAGCAATCGGCCAACAAATTTTTAAACGATTTTTTGCCTAAATTGCACGAAATATAAAGGCAATATTAAATGGCTACATTAACCGGTAAACTTGTTGCAGATACCTACAAAGCGCTATTA